CTATAATACCAGCAGATGTTGAATTAACATCTAACTTATAACTTGGTGTTTTTCCTATGCCTAATCCAGTAGTGTCAATTCTCATTCTTTCTGCACCACCAGTAGTAAACCCTATTGCATTAGGAGTAGTTTCATTAATCCAAGTATCTAGACCATTGTCTAAATAAAGTTTTTTAGTGTTAGTAAGTTTTATATCTTGATGTATATCTACTGATGTATCGCTACTATCTAATACTATATAATTAGCAAGTCCACCACTACCATCATCAGCCCTTAAAACAATATCTTGACCATCAGCATTATTATCTATATATAAATGACCTTCATAAGTAACTATCTGAGAATAAGTAGCCTTATGTCCAATTTGAAACTTATCTCCAGCACCAAATAGAAATAGTGAGTTATCTGATAGTCTTGCATGAGTTCCATCAAAAGTAAATTTGTCTTCACCATATAAAGCAGTAGAACTACTAAATGTAGCAATTCTATTATTAGAACCATTTGCTACTGCTGATACAGCTCCACTTATACCAGTAAGATTTGAACCATCTCCATGGAATGAAGCACCAGTTACTGTTCCACCTATACTTACATTTCCATTAGCAAGTCCAACACTCATTTTCTTATAAGCAGTTCTATTTGCACCAGCATTATTTTTAAATGTTTTTGTTCCTAGACTTCCAGTAGAAGACCCACCAGTAAAATGAATTTCATCTACACTATTGTCTGCACTTATTCCCCATTCTACATGAGGTTCAAAGTCAGCAAATATAATAGTATCGCCTTCAGAAGTTTGTTGTTGAATTGCTATTGCTGCTTGATTTTCTGCTGTTCCAGCCGAATAAACTTCTACTGCTGCATAATTATTTGTATTATTTCCACCAGTTTTTTTAATTGAAAAATCTCCACTTCCTAAATCAAGAGCAGTAGTGGTCATAGTCATTTTATTTGCACCACCAGCTGTAAATCCTAATTGGTCAGATGCTGCTCTATAAATACCAGTATCAGTATCAGATACATTACCACCATTAAAAGTATAACTTGGTAATGCCGCAGTACCCATTGATGCTTGTATTTGTCCTGCTGCATTAGCTGTAACTAAAGAATTGTAACCACCCCAAGTTCCACCATACCTACTTCTTATAACAGGTCTTGCTCCATCTGTTTGAATACGATAAGGAAAACCTATTTGCGTCATATTTGCATCACCATCATAACTTGCATATTCAAAACTCATTGTGTGATAGTAATGATTATTCGCAGCATTCATTGTTGTTGTGCCTGGTCCGTTAGTGGCAGTAGATAATAATAAAGTATGTCCATTACCACTTCTAGCGTTAGTGCTATGATTCCAGTCTGCTGTTCCACTAGTTGTTACAGCACCAAAGCCACCATATAATTGACCATTTATAAAGCTATTTCCGTGAACTTTTAATCCTCTGCTTCCAGCACTACCAATTTCTACTTGTTGTCCTACATCACACATAATAAATGGTGCACTAGACCCAGAATCCCATATTTGAAATACACCACTACCAGATACATCAAAACTTGATTCTCCACCTACATAAATATTTTTACCAGTGTTCCAAGTAATATTTCCGTTCCAAGTTTGAGTGCTAAAAGTCTTAGCTCCAGTAAATGTTTGAGTAGTAGATAGATGTGCTGTGTCTGCGTCTAATCTTGCAGAAGCAATAGTACCACTTGTAATTAAAGCTCCACTATGATTACCTAAATTTAAAGTTGCTGCACCTGAAGTAGCACCACCAGTTAAACCTGTACCAGCTACAACAGATGTTATATCTCCAGCTCCAATATAAGTTTTTAAAGTAGTAGCAGATATTTTTTTAATTGCTCCACTTAATGCAATTTCAACTGCCAATAAATCTTCATCTACTATTGACGTTACTGCAGTTAAAGTAGATATATCAAGACCAATAGCATCTGTACTAGCTACAAGTCCATTAGTACCAATAACATTTATAGTAGGGTTAACTGTGCTTGTTCCAGATTGTGTCATACCAGAACCAGCAGTAACAGATGTTACAGTACCACTAGAAAGCGATAAATCATTATTAAAAGCAGATAACTTTATTTCACTAGCTGCTTTACGTGATTCTACTGTTCCATTTTGTAAGATAAATTCAGTAGTACCAGATATATCTCCAGTCATATCGGCTAATGTACTAAAGTTTAATCCTATAGTACCTGTTGAAGTAATAGGTCCACCGCTAATACCGTTTTCTGTTACTACATTAGTAACTGTACCACTTGTACCACTAGTAATCTGAACAACAGAACCGTTATGTTTGGTCCATAGTTCGTTATCAGTATAATTATAAACTAATTCATAATTATCTATATTAGCAGTATTGGTAGGAGAAACACTTCCTCTTTTTATTTTAAATTTATTTGGCATAATTTATGCGTTTACGTATTCACCAAAATCTAAAACAGAACCAACCACATTGAGAGTATCTAAAGCTCCACCAATAGTTAACTTCACTGCTTTATTAAATTCAAAATAATCTGCAGTACCACTATTGTTCCAAGTTAAACTTGGTGCAGTACCAGTTGCTGCAGAGCCAAGAGTAATTCCCGCTCCATTTAAACCAGTAGCTGTTGCTGCAGCTCCTGTTTCATTATGAGCTAAAATAATATTCTTATCATCAATATTTACTTCTGTAGATTCTATTGATGTTGTTGTTCCTTCAACTGTTAAATTACCAGCAATGACTACATCATTTGGTAATCCAATTGTAAACGCTGTACCTTCTCCAGCACTACCAGTTATTTCTATTTCATTAGCAGTACCTGTTACTGACGCTGCATAATTACCTGTTGTTTGCGTTCCTAAGGTTACTGCGTTATCTGCAATAACATCGTTTGTTACTGCTTCTGCTCCATTAGTTGAATTTAATTTAGCTGAAGTTACTGCGTCATCCTTAAGTTCTTCTGAAGAAATACCTAAGTCCTTAATTTGTACTATACCACTATTAACTACAAAGTTGATATCAGAAAATGCTGCTGCTCCAAGTATAGTATCTGTTGCATTTGGTATTACTCTTTTTGAAAGTATCGTACTCGCATCCGTTTGTTTACCTATATATAGAGTTCCTGTAGTATTTTCCCAGGCTAACTCACCATATGTTAAAGCACCTGAACTTGGTGGAGCTGCGTTACTCCCAGTTGCATTCCATGCATTTCTTTTTACTCTTAATGTATTTGCCATTTTTTTCCCCGTTTAGTTTATGTATTGTCCACCGTCTACTTCGTCATCATTTACCCAGAACGAAGTACTCGAATTGTATTTTATAAAATCTCCATTTGAAACATTTGATATATTTACATCAGTCATTTCCTCTAAAGTATTTACTGCTGATACTTGACTATCAACATAAGTTTTTGTTGCAATAACGCTGGTATTTACAGCAACGTCATTTGCATTTACAGTAATACCAGTTCCTGCTCCTACAGCAAAACTTCTACTAGTGGTAATATCTCCACCACTAGCTGCTGTTAATCCAGCTCCTGCTGTTAAAGTTACAAAACTATGTGCTACGTGTTTATCACTATCATAGTTATTTAAATTATTGTGATTTATCTCACTATCTTCCGTTGATAAAGTATCACCAGTAAGTGTAATACCAGTTCCACCAACTAAATTTGTGTCATCCGATATATCTACAGTACCAAGCGTTAATGTTTGATTATTTGTTCCACTAGCTATTATATAATCTTTACCAGCTAATGTTACATTAGTAGAGTTATCAGTTCCAGCTGGGTCTACACCTAATGTACCTCTAGCTGCACTTGCACTTGTTGCACCAGTACCACCGTTTGTTATTGGTAATATTCCTGTTACATCTGTTGTTAAATCTATTTGATGTAATGTTATAGTAGAATCAGTAGAAGTTAAGTAGTCGTAACTACCAGCTAAAGTTATATCTGAATTAAAACCAGTAGCCTCTGTAATATTTACATTAGAAGTACCATTGTCAAATTTAAATGCTCCGTTTTCATAGAACACTAATTTAGTGTAGACATCTTTTATTTTATTCGGACTAGTTAAAGTTCCACCCATTTTTTTCTCCTATGTATTCTTTATAAGGTTGTCATATATTGGTTTAGCTGGGTCGCTAACATCACCATAAGTTGGGTCACCTGGTAAGGGAACATTAGACATACTAAATACAGCTGTGTCAAGGTTTGTATAACTACCATCTGTAGGTAGTGGTACATCACCATAAGTTGGGTCTGTAGGTAGTGGATTGTCTGCATAGTTTCCATTTACGTCATCATTAAAGTGTTGAATAAGAGCATCAAACGATATATTGTGAAAATCGAAAGATGATAATCCAAACTCTCCTGGTCTCCAAGTATTTGCCATAGCTAGTAACTAGTTTGACTTACGTGTCGCATTCCAGTAATGCGATTTCTATTAGCAAATGTCTTACCTTCTTTTACGCCTTTTTCAAATTTTCTTTCAAAATATGTAGCAAGTTGTATTGCTTCTGGTTTTTGTTCATAACCTGACTGAATTGCTTTATCTACTATGTATTGATGAAATTGAGTAGGTAACTCACTATCTTCTGACATTAAACCTGTAGTATCCATAGTACTAGCACCAGCTTGATTAATACCAAAGTGTAATGCTTTCTTATGGTAATATAATGTTACCTGTAATACTTCAGTTAAACTTGTAAATCTATCTACATCGGTTGTATTGGGGTCGTATAATGCTATCCCTATAGAATCTCTTTCAATCCAATATACGTTTTGTGTGATTGCCATTATACTAAATCCCTATATTTTGGTCTACCTAATAGACGTTTAATTGTTCTTGCATTTCCATCACTATCTACTAAATCAACTGATTTAATTTCTAGGATAGAATCTTTTAATCCATAATATCTTTGATTAGCTACAGTATTAAATTGAGTAGCTTCATCTAATATCAATGTTCTTGAACATAGCTCATCAGATGCTTGATTTAACATTTCAATAATTTCTACAGCTCCTAGTTCAGGATGATGTTTCTTTACCATATCTACCATTCTTTGTAATTTCATTCTTGTGTTCCTCCGCCTATATATGGTTGTAAAAATCCAGCCAATAGTTGATTAACTTTAACATACTGTGACTCATACCATTGGTATTGTGATTGGTCGCCAGCTAATTCAGATTGATAACTTTGCAAATAAGTTTGAACCGTATTTAAATAAGTAGATGCTAGTTCTACATCTTCGTCTGCAATATAATCACCAACAATGTCAAACCACTTAGTTATATCAATTCTGTCTGTATCTTGAGTTACATCGCCAGCTGACATTTTCGTTAAATTAGTTATATTCCCAGCGGTATCAAGAATAGGTGGTTTACCCATAGCATTCATTTTATTTAATAACACATTACTTGCTGCATAAAAAGTTACTCCTGGTCCTAGTTCTACAGGAAACTTAGATAATGAACTATAAACATCTGTTATTGCAAACGTAACATCTGGTTCAACAACTCCTATCCTTGCTTTTTGTGCATCTGTAGGTATAGGAAATACATTTAAAATATTGTTTTTAATATAGTATACAGGAGCAGTAATAACTGCATTATGTAAACTAGTTACATCATCAAATAATCCTGCTTTAGAAGCTTCACCTTCTATACATTCTCTATATCTAGTTCCATCAAATCTTGTAATAAAATCTAATGAAGTAGTATTTTTTAGGTCATATATAGTAGTACCAGTACCTAACTCTTCTACCTTAGACATCCTAGATACCATCTCTTCATTAGTAAGTACTACTGAAGAAATAAATCTAACACCATCTTTAGCATATTGTAATGCTTCTACTTGGATGTCAGGAGTTGTTATACTACCTGCGTATGCTTCTATGTCTGTTTTAATGCTCATTTAATTCCCATTTTTTTATGTAATTTTTTCCATTTTAATTGACCTAATAAAGTTTCACCTTTAGTAACAGCTTTATTAAATACGTTTACTGACATAGGTTTAAAGCCTGGTACCTTATAAACATTTCCTTTTTGCATATTTTTTGCAAAATGCTTATTTTCTTTATTTATAAATTCAACTTTTTTAATAGCTTTGTCAACAGGTCCAGTATTACTCATATTGTCTGTGCTGTTATTTGCTTTTTGCTTTATCTTAGTAGCTATTTTTTTTATTAGTTTTCCTTTTACACCCATTGTATTCTCCTATTTATCAACGATAACTTTACGACCGTCTTTCTTTATTACTGTTTTTAAATTCTTATGAGTTGTAGGTTTAGTATATTTACCACCTGACAAGCTGACTTGCCTAATATACCCACTAGGTTTTTTAGCAAGACCACTATTTATACGTGCATCTATTGGTCCAGACGAACTCATATTATCTGTACTATTGTAACTCTTAAGTCTTTTTTTTACTGCCGATGCTAACTTCTTTGCTAATTTTAATTTACCCATTGTAATCTCCTATTTCATTTTTTGAATACTTTTGTCTACTGGACCAGTACTACTCATGTTATCAGTACTATTAATACTTTGATTTTTTTTTGTTACTTTATTATAACCTGCCGATGCACCCATAAAACCTAGTTCTAAGGCTGCTAACTTCAAACCTCCCTTAACAACAGATTTAGCTCCAGATACAAATTTATCAACTTTACTAACTTGCTTAGGTGCAACTTTTCTTAATTGTCCAGCACCTTTTTTAGCCAACCATTTAACTACTTTTTTCTTTCCCATTACTGTAATCCCCTATTTATATAACTTTTTAATTTGTGTCATTCCATTTTTGCTAAGAGCGTCTTTTCCAAACATATTGTCAGTGCTTCGTTGCTGCTGCCCAAAAGACTTTTGTACTGTAGCAGATTTTGTAGTTCTCTTAGTTGCTCCTGGTCCCTTACCAAATTTTTTATATTTACTAGGAACAATTTTTTCTTTAGCAATTTTAAACTTTTTCATTAACTCAAATTCTTTTCCTTTGTTTTTTAACTGCATAACTCCATTATATAATTTCTCAGAACCTTTTTTTAGTAACTTTCTTTTTACGCCCATTGTAATCTCCTATTTGTTGTTGTTAAAATTTGCGGGGAGTATATTGCAACTCCCCGACTTCACTCACTATTATGCACTAAACTTCAATACAGCGTGTGTTTCTGGTAAAGATATTTCTAGACCTGCTTCTGTTAGAATCATGTCTTTTCTTCCATCAACATCGTTGTTTTGGATATTAGTTAGAATCTGAGTATCACGAGATTCACCATTACCAACTAGTGGTCTGTAAGCTACGTTATTTAAGTCAACGCATACAGCATGGTCAGCCCACGGGCCTCTTAGTAGTGGTTCCATAACAAAGTTAAGAGTACCGTATAAGGTATCAACTTGTGTTACTTGAACACCATCAAACATAGAGTCTTTCTTACTTATGTCAACACTATATGATGATGACGTAGGTACACCTGTTGCTGAAGTTCCCACTCCTGCAGACATAGTGTTCCCTAAGAAAGAATTTCCTCCTAGTTTGTTTAACCAGTTCATAATTGAGCGAGAAGCAAGAACAAGCTTTTGACCGCCTGCTGCTGATTCTGCATCAAATATATCTGACATCGCATCCACGAAGTCATCATACCCTGAACTTGAATAAGTGAAAGGTTTTACTCTTCCATGTATTTCAGTGTAAGGTAAGATACCCCATGATTTACGTTCTTGAGACGTAGATAGGTCGTCTGTTGAGACTGCACCATATCCGAATAGTAAAGCATTTTCAATGTCCATCTTATGTTCCATAAGTTTCTCTTGATATACTCTCATGTATTCGTTTGATTCGCCTCTGTAACGAGTAGCTAATGAAGTTCCACTAAATAGAGGTACTGAAGTCTTAAAGATTTGACAGTATCCTTCATTTGTGTAGAAATCATCTCTCCAACCAGTAGGTGCTGTATCGCCTTCAGCATAAGCTGAGCCGATTACTTGACCTGGTTTATCATCAGCAAATGCCAACGTGTCTGCATTAGCATATGTGGCTATTGCACCGTTTTCAACACCTAATTTTACCGCTTGAACATATTTAGCGTCAATAGATGTATCGCTAGTACCTGTGTTTTGTGTTACAGCTGTTATTTGATAGTAAGCTACTGCTGCAAAAGCAGACGAAGCTAAAGTAGCTACACCTTCTAATGCAATCATTTGTCCTACTGTTAAAAATTCAGCTTTAAATCCACTACCTGTTACTTTTCTTCCATAAATATCATAGTCAACGTCAACTTCTACACCAGTTAAATTAAACTCAGCAGCGTCCCATGAGGCGTCTGCTGTTTTGGTTGCTTCTGTTTGTGTTCCTTTTATAGCAAAGTTTCTACGTTGCCATTGATGTCTTTTCTCCAAGAATTTGAATACTGGGTCATCAGTTGGCTTTTTAGCTACTGCTGATAAATATGCAAAGAAAGGTGAAGAGGCAGGGTTTAGTTCAGCGACTCTCTCGCCGAAGTTAAATATTCGTCTACTATCATTGATAGAAACCCCTTGTACAGGGTTAACACCAATGCTAGGAGAGAATACTCCATTTGTGTCTTGTGCCATTGTAATTCTCCTTAATCGTTATTTAAATTAAAGAAGATTCTAAAAGATGTTACGCTTAGTTACATTACTAATCATAGCATCCATCATTTTGTCTTCTACGTTTTTACTTGTAGACTGGTCACTGGCTCCTGGTTGTACTCCAATAGGTTTCGGGATACTTAGCTTTTGTTGTCTTTGATTCATTAGGGCTACTTTCTTCTGAGCTTCTGGGGTTATCTGTGTAACCTGTTGTGCCGCATTCGGCTGTTTCATCTGATGTAACATTACTAAATTATCTAAAGACAATGAATCTGGTGATGACATACTACGCATAAAGTCATTAGCTTGTTCTGGAGTATAGTTATACTTGACTTGTAAGTCTTGTAAAACCTTAGAATCTCTAGCTTGAGCTTGTTGAACTTCTTGTTGTTTGTTCATCTGATTCACATATTGGTCACTTGAGTTTGATACGTAATCTGACATATCTTCCAAATAACTTTGTTGCTTTGCTAAGTACTTCGATGACGCACTATCGGGGTCAGTCAAAGCCTCAGAGTGGTCATAGTCAGAAGGCTTAGAAGGCTTAACAGGTTTTGTTAACTCTGTTTCCTTTTGAGCTTGTTCAGGTGCTTGAGGTGTAGCCACTTTTGACATAACATCTGCCATTTGTGATTTTAACATATCTACTTCTGTAGCACGCTTATCTGCTTGACTTTGCCAGTACTGAAATTGTTCTGGGTCACTCTTTGGGTCATTAATAATCTGATTATCAAGTGGGTTATTTTCGACTTCATCTGAACTTACAGGGACTACCTGCTCTTGAGTTGCTCCAAATATTTCGTCAAAAATACCATCTGATGTAGATGTTGGCTCAGTCTTTGTGCCTTCATCTCCCTGCTCATCTATTAATGCCATTAATTTCTGTTCTTCATTTTGCATGATTTTATCTCCTGTTAACTCTCTTCGCCATAAGTTAGAGGTTCAAATATATCTTCTTGAACATCAACTTCTGACATATCAGAGGTTATTAACTGTTGTTTCGCATCGTTCAACCTTGCTTTGTATAAGCTGGTTGCCATATCAGCACGATTAGATACTTTATCTAAATCTCCGCTGAATTTTTCTACTTCTAAACGTTTCTTAGCGTGTACTTCTTCACGCTCAGCAGTTTGAAGGTCTCCTTGGACTTTCTTTAATTGCTGTTGCAACATTTCATTCTGTTGCATTAATTGTTTCATTTGACCAGAACGTTCTAAGACACCATCGATATCTACTAGTTCTGATTTCTTCAATACTTCTACTTGGTCAATTAGTCCCATTTTATACATTTCCATATAGTTTTGCATTAAGGCCATTCTATTTGTTGGTAATGTAGAGCCAGATACAACAACAATGTCATATCTTCCAACACCAATATCGTGAAATCTTTCTGCTGAATCATTGTCCATCTCTTTAAAGAAGTTAAAACGTTGCTCTCTTTCCGTTCCATTAGGTTGAACAAGTCGCACTACCTTCTCTTCTGTATAGAGTTGTTGTATTAAAGGTATAGCAACTTTAGCAAGTTGATTTAACATACCTTCTATAGCATCACGTCTTGACTTAATTCTTCGTTGTCCAAATTCATCTACAACTAACGTACCACGATAAGTAGAAGGTGCACCCTTAGCAGACCCCTGCATTAATTCAAAAATACCAAATCCGTATTCAAGGTCATATTTAGCATCAGCTTCATTTTTATATAATTCATTTGGTAGTGGTACTGGACCAGCTACAATAGGAGCACCAAGTTCTGCATCAAACTCAATAACACTTGTTCCCGCTTTACTCCACTCTTGTTCAATCTGATTTAAATCTGCTGAACCACGAGGGATTAATAATTTTACATTAGTACTTGTACTTGCATGAGCAATAATTAATGAACGAATCTTATTGATATACTCCTGTAAAGGTCTGTATAGACGTACATCAGATTCAGGATAAGGATTTCTATGATGAACATTCATTAGGGGTACAATAGGATAATCTTGTGTAGGAAGTAAGCGTTCGTATAATAACTTATCACCAACTGATACAATCATCTTTACACGACATTCTTCAATGGCGTTTGACATAATTTCTTTTTTACCGATTAATTCTTCTACGGTCATTGGTATTAAAAGTGTAGTACTGCCTGGTATAGAGTTTTCATCTTCTTCTCCAGGAACACGTACAGGCGGTTGTGGTATTGGTTGACCAGTCTGAGGGTCTAGCTCAGGTTCTGGTAGTTCATAATGAAACATAGGTCCAATACTTTCAATAATCTTAAACATATCTTCTACAGACTCTTCTTCAAATAAAATTATTTCTTCCCCTTTGATAGTTTTTACTTTGACATAGTACTTAGAGAGGTATTCCGCATACTCATCTGCATCAAGTAGATGTTCTGATTGAGAGAAAGGTTCGTAGCAATTATAAAAGTTATGACGTTCTTTAGTATAACGTTCCATGTACTGCCTACGATTATGTACTGTTTCCGTACTATCTGTACCAAATAGTTGTCCTTCAGTAGCTGCAAGATTCGTCACAGGATAATCGCCATCGGATTCAGGGTAAATATCTGATTGTTCAATAATATCAGTAAATTCTGGATAAATTTGCATAGCAGCTTCATCCGTCATATAGGTAGTTACTATTATGTGGGCAGCATCTCTAGCATAAATATCTTTTGCATTAGGGTCAATATAGACGTCTAATGGATTAAGAGACTGAACATAAACTTCACCCTTACCCATATCTGCATCTGGGTCTTGATATACTTGAAGTACTCCCATACCTCCAACATAGTAGTCATCGATAGAACGTTTCAGCTCTTCGTCACCCGATGATATCTGCCAAATATATTGAAAGAGGTCTGAAAATACTTTTGCCGTGTCTCTATCTGAGTCTTCACGACCAGTAGAACGGAATTGAGGTGAGTTATATGTTAGAAGGGATTTAGCAGTCTCAACAATCGGATGGATTCTATTTACAACAATAGGTGCTTGACCACGTGCTTCTAAAACTTCACGTTCTTCATTGGTCCATTGAGCACCAGCTCTAAACTCTACAGCTTCTTGAAATTTTTGAGCCCAACCTTCTTTAGAACTTCTATAGTCTGTATATAGTTCTCTCGTTAATTGAACTTCTTCTGGTGTCTCCATTGTATTAACATCACCAGTTTGGTAATCAAATACAAATTTTAAATCATCCTTGTTCTGGCTTCTTGTACTTTGAACTCGTTTCTGAATTTTTTTTGCCATCTACTTGAATATAACCCTTCGGTATAAGAACCTTGTCTATTTTATTTAGTTCACGGATAAGTGTATTAAAATTAAAACTATACTTGCTTTTTTCCATAAATGTATTATAGCGAAATTACGCTAATTTATATGTGTTTGTCAAGGATTATTAAAATAACTTCCAAGACTTCTTAGTTTTCCTAGTATACCACTCTTCTTTAGATTCTTTCTTGTTCTCTACATGAGCAGGTCTATAGCAATTTTTGTTAGCATAAAAGAATCCATCTAGTAAATCATCATGCTTACCACGAGGATATAATAGTAACTCATCTTTAAATGCTTGCATATGAGATTGAAGATATACTTTCTTATTAGCAAAGATAGGTTGTAAGCTTTCTAGCCTATAGTTCTTAGAGGTACGAGGGTTTTCTTTTATTTCTAATCCAGGGATAAACATCCCCATCTGTTCAGCTTGTTCTTTAATGTATTGACGTAGCATCTCTTGGTAACCCACAGACTCAATACGAGTCTTGGTACTTTTATATTGTTTAAAGTTATTAATGATAGCGTCAGCTAAATCTAAGGGGGTGGCTCTCTTTCTATAGTAAGGCAATATAAATCTATTAAAATCTTTATCTACTCCAATATTAAAGATAACAGAGAAGTCAGCACCTTTCTTCGTACTAGATGCAGGGTCGACTCCTGTAAAAATATTTACAGGTCTCCTCTCGTTTACTTCCAAACCATTTAGGTTTGTCAGAACGAGGGTCGACAACCCTTGCTCATCTTTTTCAACGGTTCCTTCCCACGATTGAAAGTCATC